GTTTGGGGTAGGCCACAAGTAATGCACAAACTGATAGGGGCAGTGGCCTTATCGCTGCTCTTATCAGGGTGCGGTAATCGCCGCCCCAGGTGAGGCCGTACTTTTTGGCAAGCGCCTGGATCATTGGCACCTTCTCGGCTGGGAAAGTACCAATTTTGCCAAGAGGATGTCGAGTCGCATTTAAATCGATGGCTGTACCAGAACTGTGGCAGCTGAGTTTATCGGTTGTGCCTCGTACCATGCGAAAGGCGTAAGCCCAATCGTCTAACTTGCCTTCATCGATCGGCTCGATTAACTCATGAAAGTCAGCAGCAAATGCAGCTAGTAATTCCCCTGCACCTTCGGCACATCTAATTTTTAGGTTAGTGCCTTTTACCAAATAAGGTTTCACATTGATCTCAGCCTGGTCTTTACTGGCAGGCCATCCGTTATAGCTCGTTAGCATTTAGTTCACACCTCTGGCATGTCCACTTGTATAAATGGTTTAAAAATAATTCTGTGTGGCCACACTCAGGGCGTGGTGCAATAAAAGCATTTGCATCTGGATCATAGGTATAGCCGATGCCTGCGTAGTTGTAGCGGATGTTGCCGTTATAAGAAGTTCGCTTACAGGCCTGTCCTCGAAAGTTGCCATACCAAATTTCAGGCTCTAAACCTTCAATTAGTTCGGTTTCATTGATACCAGTAATTACATCCGTAACAATATTGTTTTCATCTAAAAATGCGTAGTGAGCCATTAGTTAGTTACCGTTCCTGTTCCTGCTGTAAATTGGTAAATCGTGTTGCCACCGCTATTTGTCTTTGTAAAAGTAAGTCCACCACCAACAGAAAGATCGGCAAATGTATTTGGGTAACGGATAATTACAATTCCTGAACCGCCTGTGCCGCCGGTATTTGGTAAGTTTGAAGCATTACCACCGCCGCCACCACCACCTGTATTAACAGTTCCGTTTACACCACCTGCCAGTGGGCTAACTGTTCCGCCTGCTCCACCACCACCAGAACCACCTGCTCCTGGTGTTGGAACGCTAGCAGTACCACCTGCTCCACCACCACCTGCGTAAGTTACTGATGAACCTGAATATGAATTAGCTGTACCAGCGCCACCTGCGCCTTGTGCGCCAGTTGTTCCTGCTTGTCCAGCTGCAGATGCGCCGCCACCGCCACCCATGCCTTTATCATTTCCAACAGTTGCACCGCCATTATTGCCCTGAGAAGGAGAAGTTGAAGGAGTATTACCTGCGCCAGCAGTTCCAAAAGATCCAGTAGATGAATAACCTGCACCGCCACCAGAACCGCCTGCAACGCCGTTCCAACTTGGAGCGCTGTTAGCACCACCACCGCCACCGCCACCTGCGGATGTAATTGTGGATAAAACTGAGTTAGCACCTGATGAACCCGCGTTAATAGTTCCACCTGCACCGCCCGCACCGCCTGCGCCTACGGTTACAGTAAATGATCCTGAAAGGCTAAAAGAAGTTGCGGTTCTAAATCCACCTGCGCCTGCGCCTGCGTATCCACCGCCGCCACCGCCACCGACAACTAAATAATCCACTGTCGATGTTTTAGGTAATCCCTGCGGTTGGGTTACAGCTGTAATTAAATTAGCGATCATTAGGCTATTGCACCCACTACATACCAGGTGTCTGTGCCAGTTTTAATGCATGCCGCTGACTTGTACTGTGGAAGGGTTGGAGATGCTGCAGTTGCACCCGCGCTTAGTACAGTAGTTGTGCCAGGAGTTACCGCTGAAATTGTGCATGTACCCACACCGATATTAAGTACCGTTAAAACTGTGCCAATAGGGAAAGCAGTAGTCGCATTAGTAGGCAACTTAAACGCTATCGCTGTGGCCTTATTCATGAGAAAAATCTCTTGATAGTTGTCATTAGTAGTTGCTGTGTAGTCACCTGTCTGGGTGACACAATCAAACTGGGTCAAGGCGTTCATCGTGCTACTGGTCAAAACTTGCCCGGTAACTGTTGGGAAACCTGATATTGCCATTTATATCTCCTTAGTAACTCAAAGTGTTAGTGCCTAAAACGCCGTATTGCGTAGAGTCCAAAATGAACGAGTCGATGATTGGCTCTAATGTAGTAAATGTTACGCGCCATTTATTGGGGTTAATCGTCATAGCCACACCAAAAATTTGCAGGGTTTTTGTAAGGCTCGTTGAACCAGGTTGTGTGGTCGTAACGGTAATGGGGTCGAAGTAATCAAGACCAAGAGCAGCTGCAATACCAGCATCGTAATTTTCTGTGTAAAGATCCAGCACGATTGCATCGCATCGCACTGAAGTTTCGGCGCGACTAGCCACATAAGCCCGAGCATAATCCAAGGCGACCGCATCGGTTTCCATAAGCAGATCGGTCTGGGTGTAGCTGTGCAAGAAGTATTTAGCAATACTGGCCGAGTCGGTGGCTTGCTGAGTAGTGCCGCCCGATCTTGTGATGTTTGCCTGGTTATAAACCAAAACATCGTTTAGCACCCACGCGGCATCAAAGTAGAGAAGCCCAGCGGATCCATCATCGGTAAAAACCGTAGGGGTAGCTGCAACGCTGGATGAGGTTAGCGCTCGATCTTGAAAGACAAAGGATCCACTGGCATCTACATAAAAACTGCCGTACTCGGATGTAGAGATGGTCTGGCACGCAGCTAAAGCTGTACGAGCTGTGCCTGGATCTGCCTGCACTGTGGTCTGGCCTGCATCTATATCGCGCATCGATGATGGCCAAGAGATTTGATCCAGGATGTTATTTATGCGAGCGCCTGATAACTGCCCTGCGCTTGTACCTGTAACCGTAGTTATCTGAGCATTTTGTGCAAGCCTAAAAGCATCTACAGCTGAGATCACACAGTAAGACACATTGTCGTTTGACTCCTGTGGGGTGATTGTTTGATAGCCAGTAATGAAACCGCTGAAAATAGGATAGGTAACGCCGTTATGTGTGGCAGTGATTTGCAACTTACGCATCGGATCAAGCAGACCGTAATAAGGCCCCGATGGGTTCATTGAGTTGAAGTCTCCGTTTTGATCGACAATCCTCAGCGAGCAAGTACCTGTTTGGAATTGATCGGCCTCAGCGTTGCGACCACGCCGCGTGGTTAGCGCATCGATGCGATCTGAAACATCAACAATAAGAGCTGCGTTATCTGCCAAAACATTTGTACCCAAAATACCCTGGTCGATAATCATGGCTTGGGCGAAAGAAGGCCCGGTGCCGAAGTTGATAAAGGCATTAAGGGTAGGTACCGCCATTACAGCGCCCCTGCAAATGTAGTGCTGTCACCGTAACGGTTGAGTTTTTGAAGCGCACGCTGCATAGCCTCGGTTAGGTAATCCTCAGTACCAACTGGGGTGTTAATGGTGATGTTATTAACCTGTGGTGGGCTATAGGTAAATGATGGGTTAGATGGGCTGTAGTCGTAAATGCCCTGTGGATTGCCTTCTGGCATATTGCTCAAACTAGGTAGATCAGGCACGCTACCTGCGCCATAAACAAACGAAGGTGCAGTTGCTGTGTAGTTGTAATTGCCTGCTGGATTGCCGATCGATGCAAGTCCAGCGGCTGCCCGGGCTGCCTCTTGCGCTAAGTATTTCAAGTTATCCGCAGCTGCCAACTCAGCTTTCATTTTGGCTGCGTTAGCGCTGTCAAGCTCTGCCATACGCCTAGCAGCAGCATTAGCATCCTCATCCATAATTGTAAGCAAACTGCGGATCCGAGCCTTTTCAGCCTCATCTGTGGAGTTAGCCAAGGCTTTTTCTAGATTGATGCGATCCACATCGAATTTCTTTTTTAGTTCATCTAGCTCTGCCTGCTTCTTTTTAGCCGCTACTTCAGCAGCTGATAACTTTTGCTTTTCCTTCTCGGTGACATTTTGCTTTTTAAGTGTGCCAACCAGTTTTGCACGCTCAGCCTGCTCGGTTGTAAAATACATCGATGTCGGGGAGTAAGCCACCCCTTTGCCAGTATTTTCACCGCGTAGTTTGCTACCAAGTTCTGCCAATTTAGAGATTTGAGCAAACACACTAGCGCTAAAAAGTTTACTTAAATTAGTCTCGTTAAAAGTTTTGGCTAATGAAGCAAATAAATAAATAGTGTCCGCTGTTGCTTTTCCAAGATTTTCCATGTTATCGGTAGCGGTCTGTATACCGTCTGAGCCACCTAGTAAAGCAATGCTATCAAGCAGGCCTTTACCGATTTCCTCTTTGGCGTTTTCGGTAGCGATGGTCAAGGCGGCCATTTGGCCTGCATAAGTCTTGGTAGCAGCTAGCGCTTGGCCTGAAAACTTTTGGCTAAGTTTGGCCATAATTTGATCCATGTCACCACTAGCAAGGGTGGCCTTATCTAAACCTGCGCCAAGGCGACTCAACGCTGTGGTTTGGCCAGAAAATCCCTTGGCAAGCGCCATAGAAACCGCGCCTAAATCTTTGCCTGTACCAGCAGATATTGAAAGTGCAAGCTCTAAGGCTTTTTGGCTTTGAGTAACGGAGCCTGTCGCAGTGAGCAAAGTCTGAAATGCCGGGCGCAGCTGGTCATCAAGGACTTTGTAAGTGTCCTGCATCCGAGCAATAAAGCCTTCGGTGGCAATAGTGGCAAAACCGTTGCCTGTATTTTTTAAGGCGATTGCTAAGGACTTCGCGGCCTTTTCATCAGCTACAAAAGCAGCCGCTGCCGCTTTCCCAAACTGGGTAATTTTGCGAACAGCAAAAGCCCCAGCAAAGGCTTTGCCTAAAGCAAGGGTTGTTTTTTGGAAAGAGGTTAAATCCTTTTGGCCTTTTTTAAGAGCTGCGCCGTTCCACTTGGCTACTGCCGAGACTATTAACGATGCCATTATGCCCCCAGTGCGTAATTAGTTTGCGTGTTAGTGGCGTTAAAAGTCTTTACAGCTGACTCGATGGCCAAGTTAATAGCACGCGATGCGCGGCCTTGATCCTCATACCAGGCTCTGAAAATTAAGCGACCTTGATCTTTGTAGTTTCGGCTGTTGCCATAAATCTGACCAGCATTGGCAATAAATTGGCGGCCTGCATTTGGGTTAAGAGACTTGTTATAGCCGCGGCCTGTTTCTCGATAATTAGTAGGGGTAAATACAGTGCGCTGAAATACTGGCTGACCGTTAGGGTTTTTGCGGCCTGCTGTCTCATAGATAGCACCGCCTGCTGATCGGTTGGCCACATAATGAGTCATTGAGAAGCCTGAGGCGTTTCGCTTGTTAGCGCCCTGATTGTAGGTAATGCCTTTTTGAACTTCGCCCTGGTCATATTTTGGAAACGGTCGGTAATTGATCGTTTCGTTAGATGAGCCTGCTTTAGTCCAACCACTTAGCACTGATGAATTAGCAGGTGCAAAGCCCCGGGCTTTATCGCGGATCGGTAGCATCGCAGCTTTAATTTCTTTGTTCATACCTTTATACAGATCGTTATCGAACTCGCGCATGGCTTTAAGCGTGCCTTGTACGCCGCTGATGTTTACTGGCATTTACACGCTCCCTTGCTCGATCGCCTAACACTTGTAAAACTGCTTTAAACATA